TAATAGTGATTTAGTTGCTGATAGACCACAAGAAGGTGACCTAGTTTACTTCCCAACTACAAACGCATTTTTTGAAATACAGTTTGTTGAACATGAACAACCTTTCTATCAACAAAGTGCTTTACCTACTTACAAATTATCCTGTACTCGATTTGAGTATAGTTCAGAAAGAATTGATACTGGTATTGCTACAATTGATAGTGTTGAAGATAGTCTATCAACTGATACAATGAATTTTCAGTTTAGTTTAGAAAATGAGACTGGCTCATTCGTATTAGAAAGTAGTATCGGTGCAATAGATTATTTAATTAATGAGGACTTTACAATGGCTACTCAACAACCATCTGACCAAGGTCAGGCATTTGAAACACAGGCAGGAACAAATACTGCTTCAACAAGTGATGATATATTAGACTTTAGCGAAAGAAACCCATTTGGTGAGGTTGACGAATACTAATGTTTGGAGAACATTTTTATCATAAAAAGATTCGTAATACTGTTATTGCGTTTGGTACAATATTCAATAATGTGAATATTAAGAGATTGGATTCTAGCGGGAATCCTTTACAGAATATTAAAATACCTTTATCGTATTCACCAAAAGAAAAATTTTTAGCCAGATTAGACGCACAGCAAGACCTAACTGGAGACGACTCAAAAGTGGCAATCACTCTACCTCGAATGTCATTTGAAGTTACTGGTTACAGTTATGACGGTACTCGTAAATTAAATAAAAATCAAAAGATAACTAAAGTAACAACAAATTCTGACACTACTAAAATGAATAGTCAATATATGCCTGTACCTTATAATATTAATTTTGCTTTAAGTGTTTACACATCAAATTCAGATGACGGTTTACAAATTATAGAACAAATACTTCCTTACTTTCAACCTGATTATACTGTTACTATGATTGAAAGTAGCACAATGGATACGAAAAGAGATATACCAATTATTTTAAATAATGTAGATTATGAAGATAGTTATACTGGTACATTAACAAGTACAAGAAGAATAATCTACACACTAACATTTACAGCAAAAGTTTATTTGTATGGACCAATATCTACATCGGCTGTAATTAAAACTGTTTCTGCTGATTTATACTCTGATACAGGAAGTAATGCACCAAGAGTTGAAAGAGTTACGGTTACACCGAACCCAACATCAGCTGATAAAGATGATGATTATACATATACGACTACACTAGAGTTCTTTACAGATACTTTAGATTATGATGAAGCGACTGGCGAAGATAAGACATCAAGTCCTACTAAACCAGCATAAGAGGATTTAACATGAGTAAAATTGATGATAAATTAAATGAAGTATTAGGTATTGCCGAAGATGTTACCTATGAAAATGAAGTAGCTAAAAAACCAAGTACCGATTTAGTAGTACCAGAGGATAATGATCCAGAAATAGATTTTGAAACTGGTAGAAAAAATCTTTATAACTTATTAGATAAAGGTAACGAAGCAATTGATGGTATTCTTAATCTTGCAAAAGAAGGAGAACATCCAAGAGCATACGAAGTTGCAGGACAGTTAATTAAAACTGTAAGTGAAGTATCACAAAATCTTTTAGACTTACAAGATAAGTTAAAAAAAGTAAAAGATATACCTGACAAAGGACCTAAAAATGTAACTAATGCATTATTTGTAGGGTCGACAACTGAATTACAAAAAATGTTGAAGAAGAAACAATGATATTTTTTAGACAAAACTTACAAGAGGTTATAACACTTCCTCCACCACCTGTTGAAGATTTAGAAGAAGCATATGAAGTGGAAGAAATAGTTAGTATGAGAACACCAGAACAGGTACAATCTGTTAGAGACCATGACCAAGAGCCATATTATGCAATTAGAAAAGTTTGTCAAGAAAATGGTTTAGAGTTTCACGATGGTGAGTTTACACAAATTATAAAAGAGTCTGTGCCAATTATTACACACTTTAAAGATTTTTTTAATCGTGCAAGACCTGTTGAAGTTCTTCCTCGTTTAAATACACTACCAAGTCAAACAAATAAAACTAGGTCATATCCTAGTGGTCATGCAGCCCAATCAGTTATAATCGCAAGATATGTTGCTGGTAAAGTACCAAAGTTAGAAAAAGAATTAATGAAAGCAGCTTACGAATGTGGTTATGGTAGAGTGTTAGCAGGATTTCACTACCTATCTGATTATGAAGTTGGTAATTTACTTGGAGAAAAAATGTATGTTTTGATGAATAAAATGGATTATGGTGCAGAATTACCAGAAGATACTGCTATAGGAACAAGAATAAAATTTAAAGATTTATCAAAGTCATTAAAAGACTTATTTTAATTTAAAATGAAAACAGAACAATACTTAGGTAATCCTAATTTAAAGAAAGCACATACATCTTCTCGATTTACAAAAAAACAAATCGAGGAGGTAGTAAAGTGTTTAGATGATCCTAAATATTTTATAGAACAATATTTAAAGATTGTTACAATTGATAAAGGTTTAGTGCCTTTTGAAATGTACGATTTTCAGCGGAAGATGGTAGACACTTTCCATGATAATAGGTTTACAATTTGTAAATTACCTAGACAAAGTGGAAAGTCAACTATCATAGTCTCTTACCTCTTGCATTATGTCTTATTTAATGATAATGTGAATGTTGCAATATTGGCCAATAAATCTTCTACGGCAAGAGATTTATTAGGTCGTTTGCAATTGGCTTACGAACATCTACCCAAATGGATGCAACAAGGCGTTCTCAACTGGAACAAAGGTTCTCTCGAACTAGAAAACGGAAGTAGGATTGTAGCGGCAAGTACCTCTTCAAGTGCTGTTCGAGGAAGTACCTTTAATATTATATTCCTAGATGAGTTCGCTTATGTGCCTAATAATATTGCCGAAGAATTTTTTAGTTCAGTTTATCCTACAATATCTTCTGGTAAATCTTCTAAAGTAATGATAGTATCTACACCACATGGTATGAATATGTTTTATAAGATGTGGGTTGACGCCACAAATAAAAACAATAACTTTGTTCCTGTTGAAGTACATTGGAGTGAAGTACCTGGTCGTGATGAGAAGTGGAAAGAAGAAACAATTAAGAACACTAGTGAATCACAATTTGCTACAGAGTTTGAGTGTGAGTTTTTAGGTAGTATTGATACTCTTATCAATTCAACTAAAATTAAAGCTTTACCAGTCGTTGAACCTAAACGAAGTGGTGGTTTAGATGTTTATGAAATGCCAAAGAAAGGACATATCTATACAGTTACGGTTGATGTGTCAAGAGGACTAACAAATGATTATTCAGCATTTTGTGTTATAGATTGTACAAATGTACCATACAAAGTCGTTGCAAAATACAGAGATAATGATATCAAACCAATTGTCTTTCCTAACATTATAGAAAGGGTTGCTAAACATTATAACAAAGCATATATTCTAGTAGAGATAAACGATTTAGGACAACAAGTAGCAGACGCTTTACAGTTTGAATTAGAGTATGACAATATGATGATGGTTACACAAAGAGGTCGTTCTGGTCAAGTATTAGGTGGAGGCTTTAGTGGTCGTGGTAATCAATTAGGTTTAAGAATGACAAAGGGTACAAAAAAAATTGGAACTTCTAACCTCAAAAGTTTAGTCGAGGGGGATAAACTGTTAATTAGCGACTTCGATATTATTGCCGAATTGTCAACTTTTATTTCGAAAGGAAAATCTTTTGAGGCTGAAAGTGGTGCTACTGACGATTTAGTAATGTGTCTTGTTATATTTTCGTGGTTAGCAAATCAAAGATATTTCAAAGAACTTACAAATGTTAATGTAAGAGGTCAAATGTTTACTGAACAACAGAATGCCATCGAGGCAGATATGGCACCTTTTGGTTTTATAGATGATGGATTGAACGATCCAGAGGGGAAAGACGGTTATTTTGTTGACGCTGGAGAAGTCTGGCAACCTGTAAGGGTAATCAAAGGAGAATAGTGTAATTTCGGTATACTATAAATATATGCAAAGGGTTATAACTAATAAACTTAATATTAAGGAGAACTAAAATATGGCTTTTCAAGTATCACCAGGTGTTCTCGTTACTGAAAAGGATCTTACTAATGTCATTCCTGCTGT